TAGGAGTAGAGGCAACTAAAAAGGAGATATATATGGATGATGATTTAGATATAGATTGGGTTGATGATGATGGAACAAGACAACCTAGAGACGAGGAAGAGATGATGTGGACACACGAAACATTAAATCAGTTTGAGTTGCTTATTGATACATTAGGAATCTCAACTGCAATGTTTTTAATGTCTGAAGAGCATGAAAAGATTGTTACCGCTTGGGTAAAAGATAAAGAAGATATACAACATAGGAGGAAACAGTAATGCACTACTACCCTAAAAATATAGGTGACTATCGTAGAGATACTATGCACCTATCGTTATTAGAGCATGGTGTTTATATGACTTTGATTGACCATTACATATTAAATGAAGAACCATTTTCAGATAATATAGAAGATATACTTTGGCTTGTTGGAGCAAGGACTGAAGAAGAAAAGAACGCAGTATCTTTAATTCTAAACAAGTTTTTTAAGAAGAATGACAATGGTTATTATCACAAAAGATGTGATGAAGAGATACAAAGATATAAGAAGAACGCTGAGGTAGCAAGGGAAAATGGAAAGAAAGGGGGTAGACCTAAAAACCCAGGGGTAACCCAAGAGAAACCCAAGCCTAAGCTAACCAATAACCAAAAACTAGAAACTAATAACCATGAACCATTGTTTGTAGAGTTTTGGAAGTTGTACCCTCATCGTAATGGTGTAGGACTTACTAAACCACAGTCATTAGAGTGGTGGAATACACAAACATTAGATACCCTAACGAAAGTATTAGAGGGAACAAAAAGGTTTAAGTTGTATTTAGAGAAGTGTCATAAGGACAAGATATTTAGTGGTGGAATACCTGACCCTATTAGATATTTAAAAAACAAAAGGTATCATGATGAGTTTAAGGTAGCAAGAAAAAAGACTGTTTACGATAACATAAAATAGGAGATAAATATGAAAGAACTAATTGCAATACAAAAAGAACTAAACGTACCAAAGAATCAACGTAACAAGTTTGGTAATTATAACTACAGGTCATGTGAAGATATTTTAGTAGCATTAAAACCTTTACTTGATAAATACAAATCATCAATCTTAATTACTGATGAGGTTAAAGAGGTTGGTGGCATACCTTATGTAGAGGCAACTGCCGTATTTAAAGGGCAAACAACCGAAGCACTAAGTGTACGCGCACAAGCAGGTATCAACCCTAATCGCAAGGGGATGGATATAGCACAAAGCTTTGGTAGTTCATCATCTTATGCTAGAAAGTATGCACTAGCAGGTATGTTCTTACTAGATGATACAAAAGATGCAGACACGCAAGATAACTCAAAGGAGAACTTTGGCTTATGAGTAACGAAGCATTAATACAAGGTAGTGATGAATGGTTTGCCGTTAGGATGGGTAAAATAACGGCATCAAAATTAGGAGACCTTATGAGGGTCACTAAGTATGGAGAGTCAACATATAAAACAAGACTTAGATTGGAACTTGCTATTGAAAGGATAACTGGTAAATCTGCCAGTCCTAATTTCATGAACCAAGCTATGCACGATGGTATTGAGCGAGAGCCTGATGCTAGAACTTTGTTTGAAGCAATGACAGGAAAAGAGGTTGCTCTTTGTGGTAGCTTTGACCATCCTGAAGTAGTAAACAGTAGTGCAAGTCCTGACGGGTTAATTAGAGGAGAAGATGCTGTATTGGAGATTAAGTGTCCAACGCATGTCACTCATGCTAAAAATCTTTTGTCAGAAAAGATGCCAAAGAACTATGAGTACCAGGTTCAATGGCAAATTGCTTGTACTGAAAGTGAGTATGCTTACTTTGCATCTTACCATCCTGACTTTCCACCTGAGCTTAGGTTAAAGTGGGTTAAGGTTTTAAGGGATAACATGATGATTCTTGATATAGAAGAATCTGTTAGAAAGTTTGATGCAGAAGTAGAAGACTTAATTAATCAACTAAAAAAAGGAGCAAATAAAAATGGCTGAACAGTATGATAATACAAACTCTTTTGCAATGTTTAAAAACGAAAAAGGAGATAACGAGGCAAGGCCTGACTATACAGGCACAGTAACATTAGAGGGTGGTAAAGAAATGAGAATGGCTGCGTGGATTAGGGAATCTAAATCAGGAGTAAAATTCTTGAGTGGTAGGTTGTCTGAACCACAAGTTCAATCTTCTCAAGCTACAAGCAATGCTAGTGTGGAGGGAGATGACGTACCATTTTAATTCAAGAGGTCTTAAACCACTTTGATGGAGTTCGTGAAACGGGCAATGGACAGTATTCGTGTCGTTGCCCTGCACACGAAGATAAGAGTGCATCACTAGGAATAAAAGAGGGAGATGGAGATAGAGTCTTGCTTAATTGTTTTGCAGGTTGTGATGTTAAATCTATATTAGATGCAGTTGGTTTAGACTGGAAAGACATACTGCCTGATAGTGGACTTGATAAAGAAATAAAAAACAAGTTTAATCCGTTTGCAGTATTAAAGATGTTGCGTGATGAGGTATTAATTATAGGTCTAGCAAGTGCAGATATTAGAAATAATAAACCACTTAACGATAAAGACCATATGAGATTATTAGAGGCTGTAGCTAACGTAAGGGATGCTTACAGTAAAACAAAATAAAAGGAGAATATATGAATACAGTATATAAAGTATCAGGAGGCGTTAAAGATTATCTAGTAACACCCTGGGCAATGGGTGCATTTAAAGCCAGATCTTATTTAAAAGCAAGAAGTATAGATGCAATAGTAACTAAGTATGTACAGGTAGATGGTAAGTGGAAAAAGAGAGGTGTTAGGTGACAGCTCAAACTTTAGAGGACATACTCATTACCGATAAAGAAATAAATGGTTACATGGATAGAAGAGAATCAGGTGAGCATCTTAAAATTAAAAAACCTACTGAATATGTAGACGAGGTAGAGAAATACTTTTCTGATGACTTAACAGGTGGATTAGAATTACCTTTTCCTAAAACTGTTAATGATTATAAAGTTAGGATGGGGGAGATTTCTTTGTACACTGGCTATTCCGGGCATGGTAAGAGTGCATTTCTTAACTTCATTATGTTACATTTAATGAAACAAGAGAAGACTATGATTGCTTCTTTTGAGATGTTACCTAAAGCAACACTAGGTAGGATGTGTCAGCAGACAGGTGAGGCAATGCCTAACAGTGATTACATTAAAGACTTTTTAGGAAAGTTAGATGATAACTTATTCCTGTATGACCCTCAAGGTGAAACATCATCTGAGAAAGTAATTGAAGTTATATATTACTGTGCTGAAAAGCTTGGTGTAAAACTAATAGTTATTGATTCGTTAATGAAGTGTGGTATTAATGAGGATGACCTCAACAAACAAAAAGCATTTGCTAATAAGTTATCAGTAGCTGCAAGAGATTTAGGAATACATTTATTTCTTGTTGCTCATAGTAGAAAAACTGCTAACGAGAATGACAATGCTAGTAAGTTTGATGTTGCAGGTTCTGCAAATTTAACTAACTTAGTTGACAATGTATTCTCTATTCATCGTAACAAAGAAAGAGAGGTTGAGATGTTAAATGGAGGTTTGGATTCAGACGTTATGAGTCAGCCACCTTGTTCTGTGTATTTGTTAAAACAAAGACATGGTAGAGGTATAGAGACCAAGTGGGGATTTGGTTTTAAGCCTGAAACATTTAGCTATACTGAGACTTGGTAATGCTGATTAAAGACTTCATTAAAGAAGTGAAAAAGACTTTTGGGGATGATGTAGAGTTTAAAGCTACGTCTAATGATGGACAAACATACAGGAGTAAAAACTATGACAAAATTGATTCTGAAATCAAAAAAGGACGTGGAACAAATAGAAAGTCTTTGTGGTAGTTTAGACTTCAATAAGGCTTGGGAAGTAGTAGTAAAGGAATATGACTATGGTAGGTCTAATGCTCAGAACAAAAGGTATTGGCGTTTGGTAAATGAGGTAGGCAGTTACTTAGGTTACAGTCCTGAAGACATACATAGCATGATGAAGTATAAATATTTATCATACAAAGAGGAACTGTTAGGAGATGAGGTAGTAGTTGTTCCATCTACATCTGAACTAACGATAAAAGAGTTTCTTGAGTACCAAAGCAATGTAGAGAAGTTTGCCATAAGTTTAGGATTTAAATTACAAGGAGAATATTGATGAACTATTTATCTGTATGCAGTGGAGTTGAGGCTGCATCCGTAGCATGGAAAGGATTAGATTGGAATCCTCTAGCTTTTAGTGAGATAGAGAAGTTTCCATCTGAGGTATTACAACACCATTATCCCAACGTGGAGAACTTAGGGGACATGACTAACTATAAGGAGTGGAATTTTGGAAAACAATCAGTTGATGTTGTCGTTGGGGGAACACCATGTCAATCATTCTCAGTCGCTGGACTCAGAAAAGGAATGGAAGACCCAAGAGGGAATCTTGCCCTCACATTTTGTGCAATTCTTGATAAATTTAGACCCAAGTGGTTCGTTTGGGAAAACGTGCCAGGTGTCCTCAGTAGTAACAAAGGACGGGACTTTGGCTCATTCCTCGGGGCGTTGGCAGAACTCGGGTATGGTGCATCCTACAGGGTGCTTGACGCTCAGAACTTCGGAGTCCCACAAAGGCGCAGAAGAGTCTTTGTTGTCGGACATCTTGGAGACTGGAGACCTAGCGCAGAAGTATTATTTGAGTCAGAAAGCTTGTCGTGGGATTCTGATAAGAGCAGAAAGAAGAGGAAAGACTCTGCCCCCATCCCTAAAGGAAGCACTAGAGTCCAGGGCAAAGGAGTAGCAACCCCCTTGTTACATCAAGACCACATAGATGCTTTGTGTGCAAGGGACTATAAAGGGTTAAACTCTGACAGCCTAGACAAGAAAGCTATTGTTGAGGTGTTTGAGAATCATCCACAAGATAGTCGTGTAAAAGAAATGGGTGACACTTGTCATTCAGTAACTGCAAGATGGGGTACAGGCGGTGGTAATGTTCCTTTTGTGTTAGGCGGACAACATCCTAACGCTGCAATAGCAGAG